GGTATAAACGGCAATGACGGCAGACCGCTCGCGGCGTCGATGGATGCCGCAGCAGCAGCGCGGCGCGCGTCCGCCATCTGCATGCCCTTGAGCGAATCGAGTTGTCGATACAACGCCTGCAAGCGCGTACCAGCCACAGCGCCGATGATTCCTCCCCCCTGCATGCTCCCTGGTGCGCCGATGCTTGCCTCTGCTTCAGCGATCTGCTTGCGAGTCTCAAGGATCGCTTCGCCAGTGCTCTTGCCGATGGTGGACAGCCACGCATTAACGGCTCCTCCGATTCCGCCGCGTGCCGCTCCCGTCGTAAAACTTTCAAATGCCGGTATCAAATCCGTGAGTAGCGTGCGCGCAAGGTTCTGCGCCTCAACCTTCATCCGGCCCCACGCTTTTTCGAGTTTCTCCGCATCTGCAGCCTGATCGGCCGTAAGACTTCCCGTGCGGTCAAGTTGCTCGCTGATGTCTTTCAGCAAAGGAAGCAGTTGCGCTCCGCTTCGTCCGAATATCGCAAGCGCCGAAGATGTCTTTCCAGCGCCGTCTGCGAATCGCGCAAATGCCTCTGCTACAGCTTCCAACGCCTGGTCTGGACTCTTGGCCTTGAGTGTGTCAAACGACAGTCCTAGCGCCTGTATCGCAGCGCCGGCCCCTTTCGTTTCCTCATCACTACCTGACAGCGCCTTCGTGAGACGCACTAGCGCAGTTTCGACCTGACCTACATCCTTCCCGGATATGCGCGCGATGTCGGTAAGTTTGCTCAGACCTTCGACTGTCGCACCAGTGGCCTCGGCCATGTCGTCAAGCGCGGATGCGCTTGCGATCATCGACTCCGCGAAGTTAGTCAGCAGACCAACGGATAGCGCCGCGCCGATCCCAGCAAACGCATTCTTTACGCTTGCACCTGTCTTCTGCAGGTCACGGTCGATCTTCGACAGACCGTCCTGAACGCTGGCGAACCTAGCCTCGATGTCGAAGAATAGTTTAGGCATCCTGGTTAGCCTTCCATTTTCGAATAGTAATGAGGCCAAGCACTAGCGCATCACGGTCATCTATCCCGAGCATATCCGCTATCCGGTCAATGCCAGCCCATTCCAGCCCGCCAAGCATGTTCCACGCACGTATCATCAAATCAGACCAAGGATCGCTTTCTGCCGTGTCGCGCAATTGGTCGGGCAAGTTTCGCCCTTCCAACGCGCTTATGAGTTTTTTCCCTGCTCCTCATCCACCTCACGCTTCGCCAGGATCATATCCTTGACCTTGACCATAATCTCGCTCAGGTCTTCGATATGATCCAGCAACCATTCGTCGCGGTCCTCTTCGTTGAACGGCACCTGATCCTGACTACCGTCGCCGCAGATGTCGTCAGATGTAACGCCTTCCCAACCAGCGACGCTGTTAAGCGCCAAGTCCCATTTTCCGCTCTGAATCCATTCGATCGATTCCGCATCACGCGGCCGACGAATGAGATACTTGCGCGCGCCGACTTCGATCCACTGTTCCCGGCGCGCGCGTGCTGCCTTGGCTTTAGCGCTCATGCTGAGTAGTAGGTCGGCGTGCCATAGACCGTGATCGTTGCCGGAGTCGTCACAAGGTTCTGCGCGCTTCCGGTCGGAGCCAGGGATGCCCCAACGTAGCCGTTAAACACCATGATCTGCCCGCCGGTGCCGAACGTGAATTTGAACGCACGCTGCGCGCTCGCATCGTAGGCCGCCTTCATGGCCACCAGACCTGCGTCCGACACGTCCCAGATGTTGTCAATGGAGTAGGACAGCGGACTTGTCGAGCCAGGCATGTTTGTTTCCTGGTTTTGATGAATCGTCGTCGTGTCGATGAACTTCTGATCCGCACCGCTTGCGCTCAGATTGGTGACTGTGCTGATGGTCGTTCCAAATGTCAGTTTCTGCGCCGTTCCGGCAGAGAAGGCGTCATAGTTTGTAGTGTTCTCACCCTCAAGCTGGAACGTGTCAGTCGCCTGGTTAGCGACGCGGAAAACTCTTCCGTTCAGTTGAAACATCCCAGTAACAAGAAGCAGTACATAATCCCCGTTGCTATACCCGTGAGTGCTCGCTGACACGACGCCTGTTCCTGCCTGCGAGATTGCGGTGATCGTCTTCGTGGCGGCAATCGCACTTTGCATTGCCACGGCGACGTTACTCCATTTACGTGCGGTTGCCATGTTTCGATTCTCCTATCAAGAAAAGTGCTCGACGGTAAGCACCGTCGCCCATACATCGGACTCGACGTCCAATTCCGTGCGCCTTCCACTCATGGAAAACGCGCCACCCATTGCGGCCTGCGATGCGTCAGCAACCGCTTCTGCATCTGCTCGGCTGCCTGCCATGCACCAGATTTCAAGCGTCGCAGACTGACATCCTATCGACCCGTGGATCGTGTTCGTGAATTCTGTGGCAATGCGCTGAAACGCGATGCACGGCAAATCGATCTCCTGCGGCGCGATATCCGGATAGATCGCCTGCCCCACTAGCGCGACTACGCCTGCTGCATTCGCCAGCGCGGAGTAGAGATCGGTTTCAGCACTCATGTAGGAGTCCGTTTCGCGTTCTCTTTCTCGATCCGCGCCGCGATGCGATCGTAGAACGCATTGATTGCCGCACCTTGTCCGGAGGTGAATGCCGGCGCAATGAACGGATAGGAGATGCGCCGCGCTCCGCCAGCCAATGCCCGAGAACGCTTCAACGCCCGAGTGCGTTCCCCGCCTGTGAATTTCTTGCCAGGTCCGCGTGGTATCCATCCGGCTTCCAGGAAGCGCCAGTAGAACGGAGCCGACTTGTTGCTGCTCTTGGCCTTCACGCTAACGAATTGCCGTTCTGTTCCACGTGAAACACTTCGATCACGTCCGACATAGATAGCCGCACGCAACGCGCCAGCCACGCGTCCGCGCCGAGGTTCTTTCAGTACCGGCGCATTCTGCTTTGCCAGTCGCTTGATAACCTGTGCCGCTGCGTTCGTGGCGCTACGCACTACGCGCCGCTCGAAGTCAAGACCGAACTCGCGCATCTGCGCACGCACCGCCGGCAGGTTGTCGCGCACGATGAGTACGTCAGTCATGGCGCCGTATCCTCCGCACGGCAAACAAGGAACAATTCACCTTTGCTGTTGCGCGTAGAGTCGATTTGCTCAATGTCATAGTTGGCATTCTGATAAACCACGCGCCGTCCAAGGCTGACGGTCAGAGGAGCGCGCACTAGGAAGCTCACAACCGCTTCACCCTGTTCTCTCCGCGCCGAGATCCGGTCGCGCATCTGCCATGGTTCCACCTCGGCAAATACATCGGATTCCGTGACCCAGTTCGCCACCTCGCCACCGTAGGCGTCACGCGTTACGACTTTGCGTTGAATCTTGATGCGCTGGTTCAATCGCCCTGATGCGATCATTGATCCTCCGAGATTGGCAGGACGATCGGTTGCACAAGACTCTGATTGCGCGATGTGAAAGCCGTGAATTCAAGGATGTAGTTTTCGCCGTCCGTGCCACCGATCACCTTCTGCGTTACCTTCGTGTCTGCTACGGACACGGCGGACACCTTCATGGCAGGAATATCCGTCTGTGTCAGATCAGAAGCGAGATATACATCGCACTGCCCGCTAGTGATTGTCTCGCCGTCCTTCAAATCTTCCGCGAAGTCGGATGCAAAGAACTCCTCCTCATCCGGTCCTTTTGCATCGAATGATGCTGTGCGCGCATCGTCATCGGATACCGGAAGAATTACCGTTTGATGCGATCGCTGCCCGTAGGTCGTCGTGATCGAAAACCGCAACTTGTACGATGCACCATCCGTGCCGCCGGTGACTAGCTGGATAACCTGAGATCCTTCTGTCCATGCTGCGCCCAACTTCATGGCGGACAGGTCCGTCCTCGTGTAATCGCCAACCGCATAGATCAGGCATGACGCAGACAGGATCACGTCGCCAGTCGTAAGCGTAGGGGTGAAGTCCGCGGAGAACTCCCTAACCTCGTCCGTGCGCTTGGCGTCGAATGACGTGGTAGTCATCAGAACAACACCTCATGCGAGCACTTGCGATGCTTCCTACGCCACGTCCTGCGCCACGTCGCGGCATCCATAGCCGATACCCACGCGGATAGCGCGACATGCGCCGTAGGTCCAACGGACAGATAGGCATCCATGCCGGGTGATGCGAATCCCTGGAACCCTATTTCCGCATCCATGTCCGCTGCAATGGAGCCTACCGAGAACAACACCGCGTCCATATCAGCGGTTGCAGATAACGCATCCTGCAGCGCCGCATCTATCGATGCGCCGGCAACGTATCCAACCTCGATTGCTGCACCCATGGACAGGGTTGATTCTGTTGCACTTTCCGCCTGCAGGAATGCCGATAGTCCTGCGCTAGCCTCCGGCGTCCATAGCAGCGCCGCATCGATGGATTGCGACCGGTCCGGAGTGCGAACGAGAGCAGCGTCCATCGACGAGGATGCTGTCGGAGTCAGGCGGATCGCAGAATCCAGTGATGGCGCAGCAGTACGCGCCCACCGCACGGCCGCTTCCATCATCGGCTGCGATACTCGCTGCGCCACAATGGCGGCGCTTGCTGACGCCGTCGCCGTTACCGATGTCCTGATGACTGCGTCGAATGATGCGAAAGTCGTGAAGCTCGTGCCAGGGCTTTGCGATAGTGCCGAAACCTCTGTCGCCAATTTTCCGGGATATAGCGTCGCATCCGTCGCCGCCACTGCGATGTAGTACGTCGTTCCCTCGATTAGTCCATCGAGCCGGTAGCTCGTGACATTTCCGAGCAATCGAGAATTCGGCCATGCGCTGAAATCACCGCCGGCATGCGATACCGTGTCCCAATAGATCCAATAGGCCGTGGCTCCGGATACCGCCGTCCATGCTACGTTGATGAAGTAGTCGGAGCGCAGTACGTAGGAACCGACGATCGCGCTCGCCGTGCGTTGGTATCTGATCGCCGCATCAATCCCAGGATTGGCGAAGTTCTGCGCGTTCAGCAACGCATCGATGGATACGGTAGCAGACTGCGGAAACATGATCTGCGCGCCCATCCATGTCGTAGCCGTTGTCTCTGCTATCAGTGCAGCATCGATCGACGGAGCCGCCGTGCGCTCAGCCTGTATGGCCGCGCTCAGATATGCTCTTGCTGTAGTTCCATGTTGGAGTGCGTCAGGCGTGCTCCAATATGACGTACCCCAGAAATTACGACCGAAGAAATTTCCGAAGTATGACCCGACGATTTCTGAGGAGTCTCCCCAGTACGAATTGCCGAAGTACGATTCGCCTAAGTAGCTACCCTCGTACCACTCATAGGCGCCGATCGGGGCCGGGGAAAGAAACACTTTTCCATCGTACCCGCTCAGGATACCGACGTTAGTTCCTGCGCCGATCAGCGGAGAATTGCGCTCCGGATAGTCCGATGCGCTCAACAGAGGATCGGTAGCGATGGAGTGCGCACCCATCGAACCCGATCCGGCAATGATCGACTCCGCCGTCGTGTTTCCGTAGAAATCGTTGTAGTCCTGAACCATGTTTCCATGGCGCGCAACGCCCGTGGTATTGCTCAGAAAGACGTTATTTTTGAGTACGGTCGTCGCATCGTTGGCCGATCCGTAGAATCCGGTGCCGTTTCCGCGAATGACGTTGTGATAGAGTTTCTGACCGCGCGCAGACGATGCCAGACGGACTCCGTAATTCGCTCCGCTGATCCGGTTCCCATACGCTTGGTTTCCGCTTGCGCTCGCCAGGTACAACCCATAATCGCCGCCGACGATGATGTTGTTCCGAACGATCGCTCCGGCAACGTCGATATATACGTTTGTTTGTCCGGTGGCTACAGCCGCGTAGAACTCGTTCTCCTCGAACACGAACCCGGTTCCGATGCAGTCCAGGATGATGAGGCAGTTTTTATTGTTGTCAGTCGTCTCGTGGCGTCCGACGTTGCCGCGGAACAGTAAATTCGAGTAATCGAACCCACCGCCGGGGAACTGAAAACAATCCCCGCCAGGCGTAACGATGTCATCATCCTGAGCAGGGTTAAGTGCGACGTTATCTGTGAATGTAAGGTTGCGGCACTTCATCCAGAAGCAATCCGTGCCTACCGTGTCCGCCTCGCATGCATCGATGGTGTTGCCATCACCCCATGCCATGATGCCGTTGCAGCCTGTAGCACCGTTGGTCGCTACGTTAGTCACCCTGACACGCCGTAGCGTGGTGTTTGACGTTACCGTCTCGCTGCCCCCGGTAGTCGTGACGATCACGCCATAGCGCGTGGCTGTCAGTCCAGATACGTTGTCAATCCAGACGTCTTCGACCGTGCAACCTGCGACGTTATTGACCGTGATCCCGCGCGAGGTTTGCGCGCCGACGATCTTCGGGACGTTGCCAAGCCCGTATGCACCGATCCGGACTCCTCCAGCGTTCAGCGCGATAGCTGAAGTCCCTGATGGCGCAGTCCATACGTACCCGCGATTGATCAGGCAGACGTCATTCGCGCCGAACGAAACAGAAGACGGGTTTTTCTTCGGATGATCCGAATCTAAACCCGTTGCGCCGTCGTCGCCGGAATCGGCGAAATAGTACGTAGTCATGTTACGACGTGGTAATCGTCACCGATGAACGGTTGCCGGACGCGTCCGTAATGGCTGAGATAGCATTCAGCGTGTCCGCCATGTTGCGATACACAGGAGTATTCGCATCGAGCCCGGTCGCCTTTCCTGCACAGGCCCCACCGATCACCAGCAGCACGTCCTTGAGAGTGTAACTCCCGTCGATGATGCCGGCCAGGACCGCGGTCGCAATCTCGCTCGCAGCGCTGGCCGCTACCGAAGAGTTAGTGATCGCGTCTGCCGCCGTGCTTACCACATTCACGCCGACCTGAGCCGTCGATGTCGATAGCGCTGCGTTGCCCATATTCACGACATTGACGCCCAGCTGCGCTGTCGTTGCGCTAACCGCGGACCCTGCGATGTTGATCAGGTTTGCACCCTGTATTGCCGCATTGGCCAGACCGAAGGTTCCCGCGCTCGTGTGTCCAGAATAGGCCTCGTCCCACACTGAATCTGCGATCTCAGCGCCGGCCGTTGCGTCCAGCGATGTGCCAGTGATGGCATTGGCCGCCGTCGATACGGTATTGCACCCAATCTGAGCCGTGCTTGTGGATACTGCCGAGCCGGCCACATTGACAAGATTCACGCCGAGTTGCGCCGAGGTCGTCGCCACCGCGGAGCCTGCGATATTCACGAGGTTCGCGCCGATCTGCGCCGTTGTCGCATTGATCGCGCTTCCCAGGATCTGCGTAGCGTCCGCCTGCAATACGTCGGTGCCGAGGATAAGCGAATCGAAGTTGTTCGCCGGTACCACCTCCAAAGGAACGAACACGGGAGCACATACATCCGCGTCCGTGAAACTCAACCACGCCGATCCTAGAAAGTTCAGGTTAGCCGCAGTCAGTTCCACATCGTAGAATCCTGCAACGTCGCTGGTGATATGCACCATGTCGTTACTTCCGCCGCTTGCGGACAGAGTAAGCGCCGTGCGAGTCACCGCGCTTCCGTCGTTGGCGTTTTTGAACAGCTCGCACGTGATGTTAGTCACCGTCATACCTGTCTCAGGCGTGACCCCGTCCGTCGCGTCGAGGAACGGGCCAACAGCGATACGCACTGCTGTATTCGTTTTCAGTTTCATTGCATCGCTCCTTTAGCCAATCCTCATGCGTCGTTGTGTCGCCAAAATCGTCTTTATCGCAGATGCTCCGCCAACCGTGAAGTCACCCGCCGACCAGTTGTCATAGGCTGAAACGGCCCAGAATCCGACGCCTGCCTGTTGCCCAGCGTTTGCGAAGTTATCGCCTACGTACCCGGACAGACTCAGCGTCGCGTCTGCCGTATCTCCCGCACTATCCCATCCGTCCACAGCCGCTGGTGTAGCGTTCGCCGGGTTCTTCCATACGCGAACGACTGTCGATGTACCGGTTCCTGTTACGGTCGCGGCAATGTAGTCGTTCTGCGCAATAGTCATCGACGCGGATACCATGTCCTCCATCCATCCGCTCGCATTTCCCACTATGAGCCAGACGTTTCCACCGCCTTGGCTTGCAACGTAGTAATACAGATCCGATGCAGTACCGGTCGATCTCAACACCAGCCCGCCGAATCCAGTAGCCGCGGTAAGTCGCACCTTGCCCCAGTGCGTAGCAGTGCCTGTCCCTGTGTTATAAACCGCCACGCCATCGGTAGCACTGGTGATCTCGTAATACCCGCTCGCATTCCACACGAGCGCAGTTCCGACAATTTCTGTCCAGCGCGACGCGTTGTCTGTGCTGAAGTCGTCGGATAGCGTTGTCATATCAGTTTGCTCCTATCCCGGTCGGCTTGACGTAGCGCCACACAACGCCGTTCGTTGACATGCAAAGTTGGTGACTGCCAAAAGCATTCGTCGCTTGGGCGCAAGGCGCCCTGCCTCCTCCGAACGAGCAGGTAAGGGTCGGAGACTGCACCGCGGCATTCGACCACGAACAGTTCGTGCCCTGACCAGTCCATGCCCATGTGATCGGCACATCACCCGTTGCGCTCGCCGTACAGCTAGTCGTCGCAGGCGCCTGGTTCAACGTGGGAGTGCATGACACACTCGTAACTGTGGGCGCAATTCCGCCGCCTGCCGGTGCGATATCACCATTTGACATCGACCCCGTGAATGAACTGCTACCCGTGTCCGACCAAACCTCGAAGTCGTCTAGATACATGTGGTTCGTCGAGTCAGGCTTCACTTCACCCCAGTTCGACATGATGTAGAAGTTGTTGTACTTGAGGCTCCCGAAGTTGCACCCCGTGGTATTCACTCGCAACACATCGTCAATCCACATCTTGACGACTCCAGTTGCCCGGTTTATGTATTTCTCGTACTTGTGCCAAGATGAGTTTGGGATGCCAAGCCACGTCATGCTGCACTCGACGCCATTTACGATAACGTCGCTAGTCCAGGAACCGGGAGACGGGTTTCCGTCCAGCCAATCCATGTAGGGGCTTTCCTGGAAAAATCGCAGGAAGTGCCCTGCACTCACCCCTGTGGACCACGTCCAGTCGCTCGCCCAACGAACCCAGTAGCGCATGAACAGTTCGTTGTTGTAACGAGATGACATGCTCATAAGCATGGTTTCAAAATTCTGTGCTGGCCCATCCCAGTTGAACGACACCATATGTGAACCACCGTGCGGAGGCACCGAATCGACAGACGTGGTAACCACCTGTGGAGTCAGCCTTCCTCCCTCGGCACTCCAACCATTGGTAAAGGTCATATTCCCGGTTGAGTAGGCTTCGAAGGTATCGTTCAACAACAACCCTGCCCCCTGCGCTGCCGACGCGCAGAGCGCCAGCAGGCAGAGGATGGTAATGCGAAGGTGCGTCATCATATGACCCTGAAATTACCAGGCGCAGGAAGCCTTGCGATAGCGGACACTTCCGTACCTAGCTCAGATTCCCATCCTCCGGTAGCCCCGCGCGTTGTCACATTGGCGTAATACCGCTGCCCGGACACAAGCCCTGTTATCGTGTGCGATAGCTGCGTAGGAGGGACATCTCCGACCGATGGATGATCGAACGAATTCGCATATACACCCGTCGGTCCCGCAACACCGGCATGCGAAACGGTATCGAGCCATACGCCATAGCTCGTATGGTTCGTGTCCGCGCTCGCTGTCCAGGTCACGGTAATTTGCGCCATATCACGGACTCAAATCGTCCCGAGTAAGGATCACGCGCCCGTCCTCCATCACGTAGGCGCGCACGCCGTCGAGTTCGCCAACGAGCCAGCAGACCTCACGCGCCGCCCCAGATCCAGCGCCCTTGATCGCGCGCCTCTTGAACGCGCGTCCAGGCATATCCACGGCAAGCACCGATCCGTTGTGGCGAATAACGTTCGTCGGGTCCGCCTGTGCGCCGTCAATCATCAGATCTCGTCCCACGCCCATGTCAGCGTCTCGGCCGCGGTCAGACCACCGGATGCCGCGCTTGTCACCTCCATCAACGCTACAAGATGGTCGCCCTTCTCGCCCGTGCTGGTGTAGGTGCTTGATCCGAGCACGATCGGCGATACCGACGTGTATCCGAACATATTGGCATAGCCGCTGCTGTTGCTTCCCTCGGCAGGTGTCGAGTAGGCCGTGACCGCCTTGGCCCACAGATTGATGCCGGTCCAGCCTGCCCCGTCGCTGTACGCGCGGATATTCGTGATGCTCGTGTAGCTCCCGCCGCTCACGTTGAAACGGAGCCACTTTTCGTAGCTCCAATCCGAACCTGCGCCAGGTCGCACCATCGGGTTCGTCGTATCGACCGTTGCATTGTCGGCATTCTTGAATCGGATGGTGCCGCTTGTCTTGTCGGTCAAAACTGCGCCGGCCCCGTTTTTCTCGACGATCTGTACTGTTGCAGCCATGGTTTAACTCCTACTCAGGGAACATCAACATAAACCCGGTACGGGTCCAGCAGCCCATCTACAAAATCATGCGGTAGTGCAATCGTTTGCCGCTCCGCCATCTGCTCGCGGAATGCATGGAACGTGGCAATACGCGCCATCAGCCAGGAACGTATCGGCGCAGGAACTGATGCAGGCGTCGCCCATCCGCAGACGTAGCGAATGCGTACTGCATTGACCTTGGAATACGTCGAAGGCCACGAGTAGCCAAGTGCCGGAGAAACCCGCCCAGGTTCGCTTCGACTATCGACGTCGTAAGATGCCGTTGATAGCGTCTGTTCCACGCCATCAGAATCGTCGTACTTGATTGAAGTCACGGACACGAGCGGCGGATTTGGCAGGCGGATTTCATAGGCGCGCAAGGAACACTCGTTATCCCTTCCTAGTAGCGGAAACCGGTCAAGCGTTAGCTCCCACGTCTGCGTCATGATCGCGCGCCCCATGCGTTGTTCCGCAAGCGCTACGACCTGATCGAGATAGATATCGATCAACTCATCATCTTCATGGTACTCAACGCGAGCATGATCCTTCGCCTGCTGGACCGTGATCGGTTTCAACGTCGGAGCCGTGATCAGCGTCAAAGCACTCACGATTGCACCAGAGGATTAGGGTGGGCCGTATGGTCGTAGCGCGCTTCCATCTCCGCGGCGCTCGGCAGGGATGCGATCGGTCTGAACTCAACGTGCGCTTTCCCTTCGCGTTCCTCGATCGACACGGCGAGCGAGTCGTAGCCATAGAGCCGCTCTTCCTGCGTATGCAGCGCGTCGAGAAGGGATGTCGTTCGCGGCACATCCGTCTTGATACCACGGGCATTAGCCATGCCGAGGAAGTACTCGACGTTAGCGCGGCCGCGCTCTGCCTGGTGCGCGTTCGGGTAGGTGTAGTCGCAGCCGAACAGGCTGATCTTCTTGACTCCGATGTGGATCGCAAACGCAACAGCATAGGCCGCAGTACTATTGAAGTAGGCGACGTTCAGATCCGTTATCACATCCTGCAACGGATATTCAACCAGCCCAGGATAGTCAGGATGCGCGCGGCTGGTGATGATCGGGCCAGGATGCATGCGCATCCATTGCAGCATGCGCGCGATGTTCGATTCGGGCTGTGCCTTGGCGCGAACCTCCTGGATACGGACATCGTCCATGTGGAATACCCGGTCACACATGATCACGCCGCCGACAGCATTCAAACCCCATACCTCGTTGCAGAATGCGTGCTTTCCACCGAGGCGCTTCACCATATCCACGTACTGTTCAAGCGATGGTCCGAGGCCGAGAATAGCCACGTGATCCGGGACGCCCATGTCCCGCTGCATCGCCTCATAGGTTTCGCGATCTGGCGTGTAGGTTTCGATGACTTCTGCACGCTCGCAGATGGCTAGTATGGTGCGCCCGCCTGCGCCTTCCGTTACATCAGAAATTTGATTTCTTTGTCCTAACCATGTCTTGACGCGCCATCCGCACGAGGCCAACAACGCGTCGAATTGCGCCTGCGTGTAGTGCCGGTAGTGGAACTTGACTCCACGTCCGTATGGGAATTCATCTTCGTTCGGCACGGATGCGTACAGCACTGGTGCCGCCTCGCGGAGCTTGCGCAGTAACGGCGCAGGGTCTTCGATGTGTTCGATCGTCTCAAAGCAGACCGCTGCATCGAACTCGCCATCTAACTTAGCGTCCGCTGCGTCCTCGCAGTGATACGCCACGTTCGCATGGTGGTAATAACGACGCGCGAATGAGATTGCCTCTATGGACCGATCGATGCCAAGCACTGTGTGCCCGCCTACCTCGGCCAGAATACGACTTCCATAGCCGACGCCGCAGGCGAGATCGACGACGCGGGAGCCTGGAGGTAGCGCCCGCGCCGCGAACTCGTAACGATGGCGGTGATCGGCACGAATGCCGGCCACCGTCTCCGCTACTTGACGCTCACCGTCGTTGAGCATGTTACGGGTTGCTAGTCGGTGACAAAGACGGCGAGAACATCACCGCCGTAATGCCGATCACCGTCGCAGCCGTGACCGTCAGCGCCGCAATGCCGCAGGATACGTACCGCTTCGCGCCCTTGTACCCAACGCGGGTCGTAACGAACTTGCCCGTGCCACTGGTGCGCGACGTAGCTTGCGCCGGCAATGCAGCCAGCGCTTCGGTGCCGAGAAGGTCTGCATTCGCAACGCTTGTCATGGTTCCCGTCACGTCGCCTTCCTTGACCACCGGAGTAATGGTTGCGTTCGTCGCCGTGACGCTTCCGTAGCTGATGAGAAACTCGACGCCGCCGTAACCCTGGCGGTCAATCACCTTTCCTGCAAGGCCGGCGGTCGTTGCCATGGCGACAGGACCAAGCGCCCTGAGAGCGCGAGAATTGTTGTGCAAGT